AATGTTTTTGGAAGAACGAAAACAGTTATCATATTTCCTTTAGCATATTCATCATAATAATTTGGATTTTTAGTGGTTGGGTCTATTACCCAATTCATCCAATTTTCAAAAAATCTTCTTTCACTCAAGTCTGGAGTTGTATAAAAAGAGAGGGGTAGTGTTTGTTCATATAATTGGTGTGAAGCGATTTTTTGATTGACTCCTCCCTTTACGGTGTAATTCGTGGTTGCAATTTCTTCTTTAGGCAACGAAACATCTGTACACATGAATGATATACTTCTTAATCTTTCAGCTGAAAAATTTGTGCCTATAGTAGAACTCTGATCTGATGGTATTTCTTTGTTTGTCCTCGTTTGCAAATATGGAATATTTGGTGGAGAAACATCCACTTTAACATAGAAATTATTCGTTTTGGATAAACCAGATTTTCTAAGTTTACTTATAAAGCCTTGATATAGTTCTGATGACATTTATATTTTTCTTTCTCTACTTTTACTTTTTTTGTTTCTTTGTTCTCTGAGATTTAAAAGTGTTGTATTTTGTATGCTTTTTTCAGAATATAGAAAATTTGATGTGTTTCCAAGAAGAGAAAATAGTTTTATATGTTTCATAGGAACAATTTTTATATTTCTAATCCTATTTATATAATATTTCCTATAAATTACTCTTTCTTCCACAAACGAGTCTCTTTGCTTCATCATATCATAAGTTAAAAAAATCTTATTTGAACTCGATTCTGCATCATAATCTCCTCCCAAATAACGAAACAATTTGTTTATGAAAAATATTTTCCTATAAGTGGGGAGATAATGAATATTCATTCCGTGTATAATTTTTTCTTTTTTCCCTAGATAAAGAATTAAGGGAGATCTGTCAAAAGACTCGTAATAACTATTTCCTCTTTCCGTTGGGAAATATTGAAAGTAGAAAAATCTACCCTTTAGAAATCTATTCTGTTTTTCATCCCGAAGAATTTGTCTTTTTAAACTGTTTATATCTTCCTCAGAGTATTCTCTTATTTTATCGAGAAACCAATTAGACATGACATCCGACAAATAGTCCAAGTTTTCTTCCTCATATCCCTTATAAATTTCCTGTAAAGTTATACTCATTTAGTTTTTCCGAATAAATGCTTTTCTGTGAGTATCAAAAAGGTCCATCCTCTTTCTTCACAAAAATTTTTTGCAGATTTCCATTTTTCCAGATTCACAGCATAGGTTTTTATCTGTTCTGTTTTCCTGCGAGTTATTCTCTCGGAGTTTTCTAAAATTGGTCTTTTTGTTTGTCTTTCAGGTTTTATTTCTATTAGATATTTTTTGATTTTATCATTCTTATCCCTCACCTCTATCCAAAAGTCAACAAAATACTGATGAATTCTACCATCAAGGGGGGAACGATAGGGAACTCTAATTTCTTCGGATGACCACGATAGAATATTCTCGTTGAGGTCACAATATTTCATGAACTTTCTCTCCCAAAGAGAACGAAAAACACAGTTTTTGTAGTCTCCTCGGTATTTCTTCGGGTTCTTTATTCTATACTTTCCTTTGTAGCTCATGGTATAAATATATTTATAAAGACAATAAGGAGTTCCAATGGCAAAAGGTTTAATTACAGACCCAGAAGAACAAGCATGGAATCATAGACTTACTAATAAAGGTAGAGAGCCTCTCGAACAAGATTTTTCCGCAGGGGACGATTTGGAAACAATCTTAAGCAATGAGAAACTTTTGCAGTATCCTTCCAATTTGGGATATGACCCAGAATTGCAAAATTATGTTCTTTTCGAAATATACGACACTTCTGGCCAAGCTATAGCAAATGAAAAGAGCGATATTGGTAATGCTGGCGATAACGAAAAATTTTTGGGAGGAAACTCGATATCAGATTTTCGAGAAGGTTTGAATGAGACTGCAACAAGTTCAGCTGAGAAATTTGGCGGAAGTAAAAGTGCGATAGACAGTTTGGGAACTGCAATCAACGAAACAGCTTTAGATTTTATTAATATATTTCGACCAAATGCTCTCGGTGGATTGAACAGTAATCAAAAAGACTTAAATTTAGCAAAGTCCGGTAGGGGTAATGTATCATACAACGCAGCAAAATTAGGATTTTCAAATAGGGCAAGACCTGTGGGGACATCCATAGCTTTGCCCCTTCCCGCACAACTAAATGCTAGTTATGGTTTTGAATATGAAGAAGTGGATTTTTCTGGTTTGATGTTTCTGATAGAAGCGAAAGACGCCCTAATTGATGGTAGCAACAATAAAGATATTGGAACTCAATCAGCGGAGTTAATGAGAAAATTAGGGAAGATTCCTTCCGATATAATTGATAGTGTATCAAGCATTGTCGGTTCAGAAGGAGCTCAACTAGAATCTGCTCTTGCTATGAGAACTAGACAAGCAGCAAATCAATTCAAGGAACAAGTATTTAAAGGTGTTGGTAGAAGAACCTTTTCCTTTGAGTGGTCGTTAAGTCCCAGAAGTCAGAAAGATGTGATAAAAATATATTCTATTGTTCACGCATTCAAAAAATATTCTCATCCTTCCAGAACAAATGGTAGTCTTTATTTGAATTTTCCGGGTGAATTCAAAATAGGATTTTTCAATAAAATAGATTTGAATGATTTTCTCTTTAGGATTGGAATGTGTGCTTGTACTAAATGTGAAGTTACATACGGTGGAGATGAATTGATGTTTTTCAGAGACTTTGAGAGAGTAACCGATCCGAACATACGGGGCGCTCCAGCAAATGTAATAAAACTAAGTTTAGAATTTACAGAACTAGAACTTCTCACAAGAGAAAGAATTCAACAAGGCTATTAATAAATGTATTTCAAGAATTTTTCAAAAATAGAATATCCATTTTACAATAAACAAAAAAGGGTATTTACTAAGTCTTCTGTAAATATAACGCAGCGACTTAAAATTGTCGATTATATCAAAAGTTATAAGACAAATTTTTCATCATATACTATTCGTGATGGAGAAAGAGCAGATACTCTTGCTGATAGGTTATACGAAGATTCAAATGTGCATTGGGCTATATACTTGACGAATGACATGATGAATCCATATACAGACTGGCCTATGAGCACTCAAGATCTCACGAATTACATATCTGAAAAATATTCAGGGTCTAGTATTTTTGTTCCTGATGTTTGGAATGCTAGAGAAACAGATGAATCCACGGAAGAAAATAGGATATATGTCTATGATGTATTGGAAAATGTTTCCATAGATGAAATTACAAATTTGAACTATGGGGATTTTGAGAAGAAAGTGGTTCCATATACAGATTTGGTCAAGATAACAAAATCTCCAAAGGTTAAAATTTTTGCAAACAATACATTTTTTGAAACCACTATAAATGACGTTCGTTCTGATTATTATGAAGTAGTTGTTGCGAAAAAATCATGGAACGTGAATAATTTCTCAGATAACGAATTTTTAATATATGAGATAGATCAATTAGGAACAAAAACTTGCATAAAAGTTCCAATAACAAGATTTATAGACCAGACAAGATACTCAGTCAAAGAATTTCGAGTCAGTGGTGAGTATAGAGATCCATTTCATTCTCTCGAAAAGGCTATTCTAAATTACTCTGAAAATCCCTATGCGAATTTCGTATATCCCTCTTTGTCATCAAATGATTCTTCCGACATTTTGGGTTCATTTGCTAATACAGTGACAGACGATTCTTTCATAGAATTGTTTAGTAAAAAAGGTGAGGACGACACTTATCTAAATGCTTCCTATTACATAACAAATGAATATTATGAACTTGAGCTGAACGAGTCAAAAAGAAATATTTTAGTCCCAATCCCATCTATGCTTCAAGAAGTTTTGAAAAACTTTGAAGAAATATTCACCACCCGGTAAGTAAAAAATGGCATCAGAAATAAAAAAAGATTTAATTAAAAACGCGAGTGATGTAGATATAATAGAAGTAAAAATCATCAATCACTCGGGGATTGTCTATGATTGTGAAAATCTTTGGACTCACCTAGAAATATATGAAAGTATATTTGCAAACTCCATTACAGGCTCATTGACAATTCATGATCGCAACAATATATTGCGAAATATGCCTGTGATCGGTAGGGAAACGATAAAAATTGTATACAAAACTCCTTCAACACCAAGAGTAACAAAAAAATTCAGAGTATATGATATTCCTCTTTCGGAGAAGATACCCGGAAGAAATTCGATGATATTGACATTCAATTTCTCTTCCGTTCAAAGTTATATAAACAATCAGGTTAAAATATCTAAAAGTTATACTAATAAAACATTTACTGAAACAGCAAAATTAATATATGATGAATATCTATTCAATGAAGAAAACAAGGTAAAATTTGAATTTGTTAAAAACACTCAAGAAAAAACAAATGTGGTCATTCCAAACTGGTCTCCATTTCAAGCTTTGAATTGGTTAGCATCTAAATCTGAATATTACGGAAATTGCGATTATGTATTTTTTGAAGGATTGGATGGGTTTTATTTTGTCCCGATATCTTCTTTCAAGAGCTCAGAACCAGTAAAGATTTATACTTATACTCCCGAACAAGTAAAAGAAATAGGAAAAGATGTAGAGTTAGAAATGAGAAAAATAATCTCATATCAAGTTATACAAAATGGAAACAATAAAATGGACCTTGAAAGTGAGGGAGCTTTCTCATCAGAATGTCTCATACATGATCTAACAAACAAAACAATAGAAACAAAAAATTTCGTTTACCCACTAGATTTTAGTAAGGAAAATATCGGGAAATTAGCTAAGAATCCAATGGCTCCGGCAAGATACACTACTACAGTTGGGTTATCTTCAAAATTATTCTATGCTACAAAATCTTCATTCATGTTCAACGAAAACAAAGAACAATATGATCCAAGTGTATTGCAGAGAAGAACATCACATATGCTGAGAAATAATGCAAAAGTAATAAAAATAGATATAACTGGAGATTCAAGAAGAAGATGCGGAGAAACCGTAATAATAAAAATTCCTTCCGCAGAATTTTTAGAAGCAAAACCAAGAGAACAAGTTTTGGATGGAATGATGTCTGGTAAATATCTCATAGCTTCAATAGGACATCATATCATAAGACAGGACGGATACCATATGTCTATGGAATTGATGAGAGATTCTTACGAAGAGTCGGTCCCAGATGTTGTAACAATAAAGTAATAGAAAAATTATGTATAACTCAACTAAAAATTTCGTTTGGTGGCATGGATTCGTAGAAGACGTAAACGATCCTCTCAAGATGGGTCGTTGCAGAGTTCGTATATTTGGAATACACACTCACGACAAAAAAGATATTCCAACAGAATCTCTGCCATGGGCGGTTCCGATGATGCCTTATAATAGTGCAACTGCCAGTGGAATTGGTCACTCACCAACAGGAATCCTCCCGGGTAGTTGGGTAGTTGGGTTTTTTAGAGATGGTGAAGAAGCTCAACAACCTATGATATTGGGTTCATATGGTGGCATAAACAAACTAGAGGGAATAACTTCTAAAATTCCTTGGAATGGGTTCAATGATCCTTCAGGAAAGTTACCAAAAGATTCTTACGTTGACGAACCGGATACAAACAAATTAGCAAGAAACGAAGACATAGAAAATACCATAGTTCAACAAAAGAAAAATGACTTGGATGAGAACAATCCCACAGCTCTCGGTGGAGAATGGTCAGAGCCACCAACTCCATACGCGGCACAATACCCTAAAAACCATGTTCACGAATCTGAATCCGGTCATATTTTTGAAGTGGATGATACTCCAAATGCCGAAAGAATTCATCAATACCATAAAACTGGAACATTCAAAGAAATACACCCCGATGGATCAGTGGTAGAAAAAATAATAGGAAACGATTTCCAAATAGTGCGAAAGAACAATAATGTATCAATTTATGGAAACATGAACGTAAACGTGGGTGACACAATAAAAATTTACAGTGGGAAAAATCTAGATGTTCAAATTGGCGGAAACGCGAGAATTCATGTTGCTGGAAATTCAACCATTCAAACGGATGGTAACTATGTGCATAAGATAAATGGAACTGCGTCCATAGTTAGTGGAGGAAATTTATTATTGGCAGCACCAAGGATAGATTTCAACCCCGCTGGGTTTTCACCTTCATCATTGAGTCCAGGATTTACTTTGAACAAGAGTCGCTCAGTAGCATCTTCTCCAGTTCCAGTAGAAAAAACAAAATTTGAATTTGAAGATGGAACAGAATTTGAATGTGAAGCAACTCGTCAAATACAATGTGCTGACGGATGGAAACAAGCAAAAGATATCACAGAAAACGATGAAATTGTCAGTTTGGAGCAAAGAATAAAAAATTCAATACCTCTATCAACGGAAGACATAACTAATATCAAGAACACTCTGAAATCCCTAAACTTTGTCCCCAAAGAATTCAACAAGATGTCAGAAATATTTACCGCTCAGGGGTATGGAATAAAAGAAATAACTTCTTTGACTGAAGATTTTATAGGCAAGAATTTTAATCCGACGCAGATAACGAGTATATGCGAAGATTTACTGAATCAAGGATTTAGTCAAGCTGAAATACTTTCATTTACAAATATTCTAGAATCATATAAACTAGAGAATAATGATATGCAAAATTTTGCAGAACAATTGAAATCATTTTCTGTTGGTCAGGAAAACTTTTCAACAATGATAAATGACTTGTCGTCTCAGGGATTAACTAAGGACAAGATTAAGGAATTTGTTCTTGAAATAAATAAGAGAAGTTTCAAGGAAATAGAAAGTATTGCTTCCGATTTTGATGTTTCCTCTGATGTATTTCCAAAGATAACGGTTAAAATAAATTCAGATGAAGCTATTCAGAAAGCACAATCAATATACAATTTCCCCAAACAGATATAATCAACCACACATTTTTCATCTCAACTCCCCATGAAATTTAAAAGTAAAAAAACAATATCTCCTCTTCCTGAAACTTTCACGAAGATAAAACCAAACACTCTCAATCCTTATGAAATAAAGAGTGCTGGAGGAACTGAAGAAAGAATTTCAGATTTTCTTCCTTTGGTGAACGGAGATGACACAATTCTGCCCGATCCAGAAGTAATAGCTGGTCCAACTGGTCCAGCTGGACCACAAGGGCCTCCGGGAGAAGGAATATCAGGTGGTGTAAGTGGAGGATTTGTTTGGGATAGCACTGAACCGACAACAGCAACAAATTTAGAGGGTGTTCCTCAAGGAACAACATTTCCAATCGGGACTTCATCAATAGAAGTTCTAAAAAGTATTCTTTATCCGAGATTCTTGGAGTTCAGTGATTTTACCATAGGAATAAATCTTGGTCCTTATCACATTGGAGATGATACAAGTTCTGGAACGTACATATCTTCTTGGACAATACAAGATGTTGATGAAGCTCAAGAAAATTCCTTGAGAATATTTCAGGGATCTACGAGTTTAATAGAAGGATATTCACTGACATCCGCTTCAGATATTGATGGGAACACAGCAGATATACTTCATCCTTCGTATTCTAGAACAAGCGAAGGAAATGTTACTTTTACTGTTTCTCTAACATCAAACAATGGAAATACTATTTCCGATACCGAATCTATTAGATGGAACTATCCACTCTATACAGGTAAAACTTCTGCTACTGAACTGACTTCATATAGTGATTTCTTGAGTTTAGGAGCTATATCAACCAGCAACCCACACATTTCTTACACCCTTTCACAAATGAAAACCGGAATAACAAAACAATATTCTGCTACATCAAATCCAGAATATTTATTTTGGGTAATTCCAAAGTCAGTAGACTCAAGTACAATATCAGGTTATCCAGTTTACTCCTCAAATTCTTCATTTACTGATATAACAAATCCAAACACTACTCAGAGTGTTCCTGTGCAAAAACAAAGCTCTTCGGTGACTTTCCCGAATTATGGATTAAGCATAGAATTTGATGTTTATAGAACAGTTGTTGCTTTCGCTAACGCTAGAACCATAAGAGTAGCAGAATAAATAATGTTTTGAGAACTTAAACATTTTCGGATAATTCATGGCTTCAATTACCGGCGGAATACCACTTATTGGATTTGTCTCACCAACAGATGAGTTGGATGAGTATCCTGTAACAAATCCAAAATATGGTTTGGGTGGTTTGAGAACAATTGGTGCTTCTGCTGGTCTATCTTTAATTCCACAGCAAAGACGCGAAGAAGGTATGATAGTCTTTGCTGAAGACGAAGAAAAATACTATCATCTTTTTGGTGGAACTGGCGACGAGCATTGGGCAGAATTAAAATTTGATGGAGAGGATGGGGCAACAGGACCAACTGGACCTCCTGTTCGTTTTACTTTTGGGCAAACATTTCCAGAAGTAGAAGAATCCAGATTAGGTGATTATTTTCTAGGTGCTTCTGGTTCTGGTGACTATGAAGGTGGTCTATTCATATTCGCTCCTTTGGATGAAGATGAGGGAGTTACTGGAACTTGGTGGGAAATTAGTGGCGTCAAGGGAGATGATGGCGATGATGGCGCTACGGGTGTTCAAGGTTTTCAAGGAATAACGGGACATCAGGGATTTCAAGGTTCTACGGGTGCTGATGGATTCGTTGGTGGAACAGGACCAACAGGTGTTCAAGGGTTTCAGGGAATAACAGGACATCAAGGATTTCAGGGATTCAGCATAACCGGTGCAACAGGTGTTCAAGGATTTCAGGGAATAACAGGACATCAAGGATTTCAAGGATTTAGTATAACGGGCCCAACTGGTGTTCAAGGCTTCCAAGGACACACTGGATTCCAAGGTTTTCAAGGAACAACTGGTCCTGCTGGTTCAGGAAAGTATTTCTACGGTCCAACAGCTCCAGAAGACACTGCTGAAGGATTGACTCTTGGCTCAAAGTGGTTCAACACTGAAGTCGGTGGTGAATTCACTTATCTTAGTGACCCCGGCAACAATCCTTATTGGGT